ACGGAAACCTGTGAAACCTAAGTTAAGAGCCATCTCTTTATCGTTATCAAATAGACCGTAAGACGTTCCACCTGCTCCGTAAGAGTTTTGAGAAGCCAACATATCGTCAATGTCAAATCCAAATGCTCTGTTCAAGAAAACAACGTTTTCTTCAATAGCACCTTGTTTGTCAAGACGAGATATAATTGTATCCCACTCAGCTAAAGTAGTTGGGTTACCACCTGACCATACGTTTCCTCTGTTGTTAACAACATAGAAGATACCTTCAGAACCATCAGCAACAGCAGCATTAGCTACGTTATCCATAGGAACAGCTTCAATCATTGAAGTCTCTAAGTAATCGTCAAAACGTAGACGAGTTTCGTGCTCAGACTTAAGATACCATAAGTATCCGTTAGCTCCATTTTCAGTAGAAACTTCTACCCATCCGATTTGTGCCATATCAGAACCTGATACTGCATACTTATCTTTAAGGATAATTGGTTTGTTCTCAAAGAATACATCTTCTGCTTCTAAAGAACCTACCATTCCGTTAGTTCCTTTTTTGAACTCAGAACCGTATACAAATACTGAAAAAGTTGCACCAGTACCTGCTACTGCTAGTCCAGCAGTTTCATAAAAAGCCACTGTAAAAGTAAGACCTGTAGCTGCGGTAACAATACCTTTGTTGCTTACTGCTCCAGTGCTTAACATAACAGTTTGACCTATTCTGATAGCAGCTGTACTTGCACCAGCATCATTTACTGTAAATACTGCAGTAGCTGCAGCTAAAGCAGCTGTGGTTGTTACGTTAACATACTTAGTGTGTAGTCTTCCTTGCTCAGCCCATTTGATAAGGTCAGAGTTAGAAGGCATCTCAGCACCTACCATTCTTAAGAATGAAGCTACTGTGCGGTTACCATATCTTTCAAACTCTTTCTCATAAGTATCTGGAAGATACTGGTTCAAGAAGTCAAAGTTGGTAATGTAATTTGTCGAAAGGGCTACTTTTTCAGCACTTGGCTGTAAGTTAAAACCCGGGGTAGATAAAACTGCCATGATTTTTTAATTTTTTAATTTTTACTTTTTATTTTTAGTCCTCTTCCCGAAGTGTCGTTTAGAGATTTTACTTGAAACCCGCCCTTTGAAGTTACTTGTGGTGTTGAGCGTTCAGACATATTAATGTTTTTCGTCTTACGCATTACATCGTCAGTAGCCTCTGCTTTACCTTGCTCATAAAAGAACTTAGCAAACTTGTCGGGGTTCATTGCGAGAGACAATGACCTGTGGTATCCAGCAGCGTCTGAAATCATACCATTCTCATCCAAGTACTTTGATATAAAGGACTGTGGATTTGATTGTATTTTCTTTAACTCTGCTGCATCGCCTGGGGAGAAAACAATCTTCTTATCGTCAAGCGTGAACTCAAAACCTTTGAACTCACTTCCGAATACGTCTTCAGTTTTCTTATGAAACCAATCACGCTTTCTGTTCGCCTCTTCCTCATAGGTCTTTGCGGACTCTATGTATTGTTTGTAAGCTGCCATCTCTTCTGCTTCGCCTTCAGAAATAGAACTCCCTCTTGACTCAAGGGGAACTCTGTACTTTTCCTTTTGCTCTTCAAAATACTTTTTAGCTTTAGCAATAATCTTTTTACGTGCTATTTTCTTTTTCTTTACATCTGATTCTTCGTCAAAGTCTTCATCAATGATGTAGTCTTCCATCATAGATTCGATGTCTTCTGCATCTAATCCATCCTCAGTCGCAAAGAAATATTCTTTTAGCAATGTATCAGGGTCTGAGTCATCTATGTCTTTGTTAAGCTTAACAAAATCTTCAATGCCTCTACCTGTTTCTTTTTTGTACTTAAAGTATGCAGATACGTCTTCAGGTAATTCTTCAGACTCTCTAGCTGCAGTTAACTCATCAAGAGAGTTAATGTCTTTTCCGTACTTGTTTTTAATAAATGAAAGAACGTCATCTTCGCTTAGTTCAGGTGCTATATACTCTGGCTGCTCTTCTTGCTGAGGAGCTTCCTCTTCTACAGGCTCATCACTAAACTTTTGTTCGTGCTGTTCAAGCAGTTGTTCTTCAACTTCCTGAATAGACTTTTCTTCTACTGCCTCAACGGCTCTTACTTTTAATTCCATTAGATTTTATTTTTGCAAAATTAACATATATTTTGAACACCTATCTTGGCTCAAATTCTGCTAAGTCAAAACCATCCAAGCTATCCTCATTTGATTCAAAGCTCATTGGAGGTAAGTTGTTCTTACGTTGGTTTATTAACTTAGACTGTTCTGTATTTTGTTGGCTAATTCTTTTAGCCTTAGCGTCTTCTTTGTCCTGCTCTCTTTTAGATAAAGACTCAACCTCCATACCTCTAAGCTGCATATTCATTTGGAACTCTTTGTCCATTAGCACCATCTTCAACTGAGCTTCATTTTTAAGTTTTTCAATATCAAATGCAACCTCAGCTTGCTTTAACTGCATCTTAGCTTGAGTCTCTAGTTGTATGTTTTGTGCAGCAGTCTGTGCAGCCATCTGTTGAGACTGTTGTTGTATTTGTGCTTGCATTTGCTGTTGCTGTGCTTGCATCTTCTCCTCACGGTCTTGTTTTGCTTTACGTTTAACTTTCAGCAATTGGTTAGCAAGTTTAAGATTTCTAATCTCACGTATGTCAATAGCATCCTCAAGATTTATATCACCCTTAGATAATGCCATCTGTATGTTCTGCTCTAGCATACCTTTTTGCTCTTCGTCTGGAGATATCTCAATGAATATACCAAAGTCATACATATACAACTCATTTATGTCATTAAGTATAGATACATTATACTTGCCTATCTTATTAATAAACTCTTCTTTAAAATCGGCATACTGCAAAACATCAGCCACCCGATATGATAACCCTTCAGCTAATGTTCTATACATATAAAGACTTCCATCTAATATGTGTCTAGTCGCTGTATTTGAGTTGGCTGCTGCAAGTTTTTGTAGACCAACTAAAGAGTTAGGGTCAGGACTACTTCCATCTCTAGCCTCATTTAATCCTGTTACGTTACGTATCTCATTTAAGTAATGATTATAGTTACCTATAAGCATTTGAGATTTAGATGCTCCAGAATTAGCTGTTAGCTGCTGTATTGGAACTCTTGCGTTATTAAACTCACCATCTCCTGTGTAGCTTCTGCCAATCACACTACCTGTTTGGAAGTATAGTCTTAAAGCATCCTCTGGATTGTATGCTGCTCCTGTGCCAAGGTCAACCTCATTAAGACCGTCAGCATCAATGAACACACCATCAGGTACTACCCTAGATATTACTTGCTGTAGCTTTAAGTGAGTAATCTGAATTAAGTCAGTGAATGGTATCATTCTTCTAACTAAAGACTCAATTATACCTTTGTACATTCTTGGGGCTACTGCTACATAATTAGGCATAGCGTGCTGAGATGCAGACTTAGGTCGAACCATATTCTCAGACATCTCCCACTTAAGTATAATGTTAGTCCCCATGACCATAACACCATTATACCATACATCAATAGTCTTAGATACTTTCTCAAATGACCCTTCCTCCATCATTTCTTCAGGTGGGTTAAACTGGTCATCTTTTTCTACCATAGAAATATTACCATTCTCTTTAATTTTCTTCTTGTACACAACCTCTTTGGTTGTCTTATAGTTGAAGTACATAAGAGTAGTAGTGTCTCTATAGAATATGTCATTATCATAGTACTGAGCTACGTTATAGTAGTCGTACCAAGCGTCACCATACTTAGATATTTCTTCTAAATCAGAGTTAGTTAATGTAGGGTCTATTTTCTTTAATTCTGTTATTGGAACAGTTTTAATCTCACCCCAATAAAAGCAATCTTTAAAGTGAGGGTCTTCGGTGTAGCTATACACCACATTAGCAGGGTCTACATAGTCAATTTGTATTCCAGCTCCTGGAAGAAACTCGTGTTTAGCTATTGCTACTCCAAGAACAGTTAAATCATAATCAAGTCGTTTTCTGATATCATCGTAATGATTCTCATCAAACATTGTATTAACAGCAGTCTCTTCAGCTATCTCAATAGCAGGCTTATATTTGAGCTGCATATATAATGCAAGCTCCTCATCTGTTTGAGGTAATTCATCAGGACTAACAGTAAAAGGATTAACTCCTGTATTTTTTTGTATTTTCTCAAGTAATGGCTTATTAAGCATCTGCCCTTCAACCATGTCTTGATACTTGCTTCTCTTAGATTGAGACATAGCATCTTGAGAATACGCCTTAACCTTAAACTGTCGGTCAGACATACCATTAACAACAATATCAACAAACTTAGGAATTATAGGAACAGGTGTCCAATCTAAATTTAAATACGACAAATCACCATCAACAGCAAGCTCATTTTTATATTTGCCAACAGATTGCTCTCCACGAGCATATAATCTTAACCTATGGAAGTCTCCCCATTGGTTATAAAACCTGCATCCTGCACCATCCTTTTTGAACCATTCGTAAGAAATGGCTTCGCCTATTTGCAATCCAAACTCAGGAGATTTCTTCTCAGAGTCTGATACAAATTGGCTTGGGAAACCTGCAGATGATATGTTTATCTTAACATCTTTCATCTAATAATTTCGCTAATATTTCCTTTATTGCTGTATCTTGCAAAGTTAATGTTTATTTTTGATTGTTTTTTCTCAGCCTTATATAGATGCTTGTTAACAGCCATTA